CACTCGACCGGCCGCGCCCTCGCCGACGACGGGTTCGCCCTCCGGACCGCCGCCGGCCGCTGGCGCTCGACCGAGGCGGGGATCGGGTATATCGACCGGATCGAGCGCTCCGAGGAGGTCCACCTCACCCACATGAAGTGCGTCCGCGACGAGCGGAACCGCGAGCGCCGGGAGAAGGTGCTCGCCTGGCTCGACCTCCACGCCCGCCTGACACCGCAGGCGAAAACCTACGTCGAGCACGTCGTCGAGGCCCTGCTCGCCGGAGAGCGCGTCCGGGAGAGCGGCTGGAACTGGCAGGACGGCGACGAGAAGTGCCGGGCCTGGACCGAAGTCGCCGTCGATGCTGTCGAGGAGATGGAGCTGGCGCAGATCGCGGCAGAGGAGGCGGGCGGAAATCTCGTCGTCTCCTACGCCGCCGGCGACCACGTGCTGGTCAGAGCCTCGCGCCGTCGGACCGAGGTCGTCCGCGAGATCGCCTCCGAGAACATCGTCCGCCTCGACGACTGGAAGGAAGCCCGCGCGTGACGCCGGCGCACGTCTCGCGAGAAGCGACGGCTTCCGACCCAGAAGAGTACAGAGCGACGACTGAGGAGGCCCGAGCGGTCCGAGCCTCGGTCGCCGCGCAGCTGTCGTCGATGATCGAGGAGATGGATATGACCGGGAGCCGGGGCTACCTCGTCCGGCGCCTCAAAGAGCTGAACGCTGCCGTCGCCTCCGACGATCCGCTGGCCCTGAACGCCGCCGTGATGGAGGTCGCCGCCGCGGCCGGAGCCTGGGCCGCGCACGTCCAATTGAAGGAGCCGGTCTACATATCTCTCCGGAACGCGCAGAAACGCCGCCTCGACTCCGCAGCGGCCTGAGGTAGCTTCGCCGCGTTCACTGGTGCTGGCAAGGGAGGGGGGGGGCCGCTTCCATCGCTTCGCGGCCCCTCCCGTCCTTTCCGCCGCCGCTGCCGGTAGTCTCCCCACAGTCACCCGCACCTAGGAGGAAGCGATGGAGTCAGGAAGCGCACCGCCCGCAGTCCCGTTGCTCGGCGCGACGTTGGAGGACGCCCTCGATGCCGGGCTGAGGAAGGCAGGGGTCTTCTGCTCGCTCTGCGGCCGCTCGGCGCCGACCCCGCCGGAGCCGCCGCGGATCGACGAGGTGGTCGAGGGCGCCGAGGTTTCGGCGACCTTCGAGATCGCCGGCGAACCGACGATGACGGAGTACCTGGTGATCGACGCCGAGATTTCGCCGGAGCCCGGCCGGAAGCCGACCGTCGCTCTCGCCCGCTTCTACCACTGCGGCCGCGAGGACTGCGACGCCACCGATCTTCGAGCGCAAGCGCAGGCGGCCCGCCGCGTCCCCGCCTGGGAAGTCCTGGCGAACACCCCCGACGCCCCGCCGCCCGAGGCGACCGAGCCGAAGTTCGAGGTCGGCGCCTACGTGATCCCCCTCGGCTCGACGCACTCTCCGCCGTCGCAGGTCGAGGCCCGCCGCTGGTATGAGCCCGACGAGTACGGCCGCGCGGGCTGGCGCTACGACCTCACCCTCGACGGCAAGCCGGTCGCGCCGGTCCCCTTCCAGGAGGACATTCTCACGTTGGCCGAAGGCTCGCGGTGAAGAAGGCGCCCGAGGTCGGGAGTCGCTGGAAGCTCGGCGAGCGGACCGTCGTCTACGAGATCGTGGAGTCCGAGCCCGAGCGGCCGCCCCGCGAGGGCTACGTCCACGCCCGGACGGTGAGCCAGACGACCGATGTGGCGATCGGCGGCCGCGTCGAAATCGCCATCGTCTCGCTCGGGACTACCTACAAGCGCGTGAAGAAGGGGGCCAAATGAAGGAGCGCGCGATCCGCGAGCGCAAATCGGTGAAAGCCGGCGAGGTCTTTGAACACTCGGTCATCGAACTGAACGGCCAGCGCCTCCGCGTCGATCGGCGCACCAGCGAGAAGAAGATGGGCCGCCGCGTCGTCATCTTCCGCCAGATCCCCAACGGCCGGCGCCGGACTCGGGTCTGGGAGCTGAACCCGGCGAAGAAGGTCACGCTCTGTCTGCGGTGATGGACTCGGGAATGGTGCGGGGCCGTCACACTCGCTGGGATGACGAGAAGCAGAAGCACGTCTTCGTTGAGGGCGGAGAGCCGGTCCCGGCTTGCGGCGGCGCGGAGCCGCCGTGTCCCTTCTGTGGGAAGCGGGCGAAGCCGAACGGCCCGGACCCTTGTCTGGGGGAGCTGCCCGGAGTAGAGTCGGCCTGCTGCGGTCATGGCCAGCATCAGGGCTGGATTCGCTTCGACGAGGGGCCGCAGCTCGCGGTCCATATCGACTATCCCGGCTGTTGGCCGGAGACGGGAGGAGAAGGATGAGCCTGACGGACGACGACAAGCGAGCAGAGATCGAGGCGAAGCGAGGGACGCTCGAACACGAGCAGTACGCAGCGGAGCTGGACGTGGCGACGGCCGAGGCCGCCGGCGTCGAGGCGCTGGTGGAGGAGCCGACGGCTCGGCTCGGCCGCGTCAACGCCCAGCTGGCCGTGCTCGACGAGAAGGAAGCCGAACTGAGCTGATGCCGACCTACGAGGTCGAGATCAGGTCGCGGCTCCTCGGTGCGCCCCGGAGGCTCCGGGTGCCCGCGCCCGATCCGGCGCTCGCTCGTCGTCGCGGTGCCCGTCGCGCGCTCGCGCTGGAGCAGCCGGGCCTCGGGCCGACCATCGGCGCCGAGGAGTTCAACACGGTCGCCGGCCACGTCGCCGTCGGCGCGAAGGCCCGAGAGGTCGTCGCCTAGTGGGAGATCGCTCCGAGATTCAGTGGACGGATGCGACCTGGAACCCGCTGACGGGTTGCTCGAAGGTCAGCCCCGGCTGCGCCCACTGCTACGCGGAGACGCTGACGATGCGGTACGCGAAAGGGTGGAAGGTCCCCGGCCTCCCCTGGACTCCGAAGAACGCGCCGGCGAACGTCATCCTGAAACCGAAGAAGCTCGACGAGCCTCTGAAGTGGAAGGAGCCGAGGATGATCTTCGTCAACTCCATGAGCGACCTCTTCCACGAGCGCGTGACCGGGCTCCCGCGCGAATTCGGAGCCGACCGCGCGCGGCCCCCGGACGACCCCATCGCCTTCGGGCAGCAGGAGGGCGAGCCCGATCGGCCCGACTACATCGCCGAGGTCTTCGCGGTGATGAGCATCGCCGAGCGCCACGTCTTCCAGGTGTTGACGAAGCGGCCGGTCGCCGCCGCCTACCTGCTCGGCCGCGCCGACTTCTGGCTCCGGGTCAACGCCGCCCGGATGAAACGGGGCTTCCCGGTCTTGCCGGGCGGGATGAGCGAATACGCCTCCGGGAAGCGGACCCTCCCGAACGTCTGGATGGGGACCTCGATCGAGAACCGCCACTTCGCCTGGAGGGCCGACGCCCTGCGGAATACGCCAGCGGCGATCCGCTTCATCTCGGCCGAGCCCCTACTCGGGCCGCTCGTCTTCGACGACGTGGAACGGGTCGGCTTCGCGGGAGGCCCCGGCGCGGCCGGTCCGAAGTGGGCCGACGACTCCGACGCCGACCCCCTCGAACTGGACGGGATCGACTGGCTCATCGTCGGCGGCGAGTCGGGACCGAAGCATCGGCCGATGCGCGAAAAGTGGGTCCTCGCCCTCCGCGAAGCCTGCCTCGCCGAGAACCTGAGCCGCGATCCGAACGGCTACGCGAAAGCGGGGCCGCACTTCTTCTTCAAGCAGTGGGGTGGTAGAACCCCGAAGGCAGGCGGTCGTCTCTTGGAGGGCCGCGAGTGGAACGAGATGCCAGCGACGCTGGCAGAGGAGGTGTCACCCGTATGCGAACCCGTATGAAAGGTCCGAAGGTCACGATCTACCCGGACAAAGCAGGCGAATTCCGCTGGAGGCTCGTCGGAGGGAACGGCGAGATCGAGGCGAGCGGCGAGAGCCACGCGACGGCGGGGCATGCCGAAAAAGCCGTGACGACGACCGCGAAGAACTTCGCCATCGTCTCCGGCTACGACGTGCCCGAGACGGGCTTCGAGCTGGACCCGGAGCTGGTCGAGACGCTGACGGTCGAGGAGGCCGAGGCGGCGGGCCTGGAGGTCGGCTGATGCCCGATGACGAGACGATCCCCGGCAACCCCGAGGAGGTCGCGGCGGCCGCGCGCCGGATGTTGGGCGAGATGGCCGCGGCCGACGAGTCACGTCCCGAATGCTCGATCGAGACGGCCGTCCAGCTGCGCGAGGCCCTGCGCGAGGTCAAGACGCAGGAGGGGGCGGTGATGGACTGCGACTCCCTCGACCGACTCCCCTTCGCCGTCCGCCGCTACGTCGAAACCCAGGAGCGCGCGTCGGCGGCGCTCCACGCGGCGAGTCGGGAGACGGGCGTCGAGCAGGTGGCGGTCGAACCGCGTCCGCTGGTCACGACGCGTGGCTGACCTCTCCCCCGAGGACGCGCAGGCGGCGGCGGAGGTCATACTTCCGCTGATCCGCCGCGCGTCCCCGGAACCCATAGAGCGGGCCGAGCTGGTCGATCGAGCGGGCCTGGAGACGGACGAGATCAGGGCGGGGCTCGGCCACCTGACCGAGGCCGGGACGATCCGCGAGGAGGGCGGCGGCTACGCGCTGACCTCGGCCGCGCCGACCGCCGCGCCTGCCGACGGCGCGAGCGACGACGAGAAGGGGCCAGAGACGGCCGACGCCGCCTCTCCCGCGTCCGTGCCCGGCTCCGGCCAGAACTACCGCGCCAGCTTCGAGGTCACGACGACCTTCGCAGAGACGAAGGACGACGCCGCGCTCGGGGCCGCAGGAGCGATGGAGGTCGAGATCGCCGATCTCGTCCACGCGAAGTACCCCGGCGCCGTGGTGGCCGTGAACGTGACGAAGGTCGAGGCGTATAAGTCCACGGTTATCTACGGGGAGGGCAGCGAGTCCCAGGACTGAAAGGCCGGCGCCAGCCGGCGGTGAACGAAGGAGGAAGCGATGGAAGCAGCATCTGCGGGGGCCGAACCGCCGCAGCACATGAAGGCGTTGGAACAGGCGAACGCCGTCCGACTCGCCCGAGCAGAACGCAAGCGCGAGATCGCCCGCGGCGACCTGGCCGTCGAGGACGTGATCCTCCAGATCCCGATGGAGCTGGAATCCATCTCGCTCGCCGAGCTTCTGCAGGCTCAGAAGCGTTGGGGGCGCCACCGCGTCCGGAAGTTCTTGATGATCGCCACCCTGGCCGAGAACAAGAAACTCGGGACGCTCACGCCTCGCCAGCAGTCGCTCCTCGCGAGGGAAGTCGTCCGCGCGAAGGGAGGCGCGACATAGGGGCGGGTGGTAACTCGCTTGCCCTTTCGCTATAGTCCTCGGCGTCACCCTTATCCGCTTACCGAGGAGGAAAAAACGATGTATGGCGACAAGCTCACTAGCGAGTACGGCCAGAACGAAGGACGGCGCCGCGACGTCATCGGCCGTATCCAGACGGCGCCGATCGGCAACCTGGTCCTGAACCCCGGCAAATGCCTCGCCCCCGAGGGCGCCCCGAGCGCCGGCTGGGAACCGACCGGCCACGTCGTACTGAAGCCGAGCGAGGCGATGGCGCTCGTCTCCGAGATCATCGAGACAGTCTTCGGCCACGAGAACAAACGTTGCGCTCCTGATGAAGACGTTCGCCTCGCCCTCCGACGTAGAGCAGTTCGCCGTCGAACTGAAAGAGCTGGGGGAGGCGCTGGAGACGGCCCAAGCCGAGCAGGGGACGCAGCGGGCGTAGAGACACCGAGCTGATGCCCGCCCGCTACCTCGTCGAGGCGAAGCTCTGGATCGAAAAGCCATGAGGCCGACACCGACCTGGCTGAAGGTCTTCGACGCCGTAATCCTCTTTCCGATCGGGGGCGCGGTGGCCCTGATCCTCCTCCGCGCCCTGCTGCACTTCCTACTGGGAGGGATCTGATGAAGTGCGCCGTCTGTGAAGTCGAGCTGACGACCGCCGACGCCGGCGATCTCGTTCGGACCGACGCCGGGCCGGTCCACCGCGAGTGCTTCGAGGGGCCGGTCCCGCCGCCAGCGAAGGCCAGCGACTTCCTCTCCGAGGATGAGGTCTGGACGCCTGAGATGATCGAGGAAGAGGAAGAGGCCCGCCGCGGCCACGGCGACGTGCCGCTCCCTTGGGACGCCTACCCCGAGGCGATGCTTCGCGCCCTCGGGGCTTTCCCCTGTACGTCGTTCTCCGTCGCCGGGCGTCGGCCGGACGCGATCCTTTGGGACGACGCCCGCGTGCTCGCGGGGGAGCCGCTAACCGAGGCGGGCTATCGGGCGACCGAGGGCTTCGACGACGAGAGGCCGGAGGAGTCCGGCCCGCGTTGCCCCGAATGCGGCGACCCCGTAGACGAACCGGGCCGCTGTTTTACCTGCCGGGGGAGGTCGATGTTGTGATCGCCAGCGCGTGCTATACAAAGTGCGATCGTTGCGGCGATCCTGCAGAGATAACCGTCGAGGGCGCGAAGGACGCTCGCCTAGCCGCTAGACGTCAGGGCTACCGGCGAGTCCCGGTGGACCCGAAGGCTCCGAGGGCGGACTTCCTCGATGTACCAGAGACGCAGGAAGAAGACGTCTGCCCTCGTTGTCTGATGCCAGAGGAGGAATAGATGGCCCTCGAAGTCCGCGTCGCCTGCGAGCACCCCGGCTGCGAAGAGACTGAGCGCGCCGCAAACCGCCGACGAACACTTCGACTTCTCGTCGATCGTCGATGGCCTTCCGGAGGGGAAGTTCCACTTCTGCCTCGACGCCTCCTGGATCAACGCCCCGGAGGGCTGGACGCTCGGGGGCAACGGCCAGATCCTTTGCCCTAAGCACGGGCCGGTCGAGACGAACCCGTGACCCTTCCCCTCGCCCAGGTCGAAGAGGCGCTGCGGGAGAAGCTGCCGGGCCATACCCTCCGCGCCGTGCTGAGCCGAGCCGATGCCCTCTCCTCGGCCGAGCGGGAGGCCCTTCTCCGCGACTCCCTGGAGAACCGGGAACGCGACGAAGACTGGACCGCCCAGCAGCGAGCCAAAGGGTAAGCCGCTTAACTATCCGCTATACTCCCTCTCGTCACCCTTATCGCTACGAGGAGGAAAGATGGCCCAGAAGAATTACCCGAAGACGACGGCCGACCAGGACGCGACCATCAGCAGCTACCACCGGCGCGTCTCCCGGCCGACGACGGTGATCGTCCTCCGGGACGGCCGAGTCGCGCTCCGCATCCACGGCTCGGGCGCCCGCGCCGACGCGAACTTCCTGATCCGCCGCGACGGCGAACCCGAAGCCGACGCGCAGGGCCACGCGAAGAATGCCCTCGACGGCTACCTCTCGCGCCGGAAGCGGGAAGCGGTGGCGGCGCGATGAAGGTCCGCGTCACGTTCGACTTCGACCGCGAAGATCGCGTCTGCGTCTCCTCCTTCTTCGGCGAGGACGGCCCGGCCGACTACGCCACGATGAAGTCCTTCATCGAGCGCGCCGTCGGAGGCGAGCTGGAGTCGCTGGGGGCTGGACTCGAAGCTCGGGAACGCTTCGAGAAGGAAGGCCGCGACCCCGACTCGCCGCTGGAGACGGTCCGATGAGGCCGCTCGTGCTCAAGCTCGATCGCCCCTTCCGCGAAGGCCAGAGAGTAGTTCAGGTCCCGGACCCGACCGGCGAGACTTCGCCAGCGAAAGGCGTCTGGGTCGAGGACAGCACCGGCTTCCGACGCGCAGGCTTCGTAGTCGAGATCACGATCAAGCGGATCGAAGTCCCGCGACCGAGGCTCCTCCGCTTCCTCCCCTCGCACGAGGAATTGGACCGGAGGGCGAAGGTGAAGTTCTCCGAGGCGATCCGATGAGCGCCGCCGGCCAGCTAGTCCGCGAGACGAGGATCGCTCGGACGACCGGCACGACCGTCGAGGTCGTCGATGCCGATCATCCCGACTGCACCGACTTCCAGAGCGACGAAGGGGGCCGCTGGGTAACGGTCTGCAAGGACCACGGCCAGTTCGTCCAACACGACACGTGGAAGATCGCGCGGAGGTTCCTCGGCCACCCCGAGGAATGGTGCGGGAAATGTACGGAAGTCCTAGAGGAGAACGGCGGCCCAGTTGGCTACCGGACCGGCGCCGCTCATCAAAGCTGGACGGAGAGTCCGTCCTACTGGACTGTCCATCATTGGCTGAATCGAGAATATGAAAAGACGGCCTGCGAGGAGTGCGGTTCTACGAAGAGTCTGGACTGGGCGTTCATCGGAGAGCCTGGAGATTGGGGACGGGACCGGAGCCAATATCGCGTTCTCTGCCGATCCTGTCACGTAACGGAGGACAAAAGCAGAGCGCGTAATTCGTTCTCCGAGGAGGAGCGCGCCCGCGCCGCCCAGACGAGGCGCAAGAAGGCCGAGGAGCGCCGCGCCGCCCACGACGCCGAGGAGGAGCGGAAGCGCGCCGCAGCCGCGATCGACGACCAGTGGAGCGATTGGGTCATCGGCCAGCCGATGATCGAGTCCGTCTACGTCGGCGACGAGAAGGAGCGCCACCAGAAGGCCCACGACGAGATGCAGGAGGCGAAGGGGAAGGCGGCGACGGCGAAGCGCGCGCATCGCTCGGCCGAGGAGGCGATCGAAAACGTCACCGGCCTGAAGATCAAGAGCAAACGCGAGGAGAAGAACTTGAAGCGGCTCGAAGGCGAGGCGACCGTCCTCGACGGCGAAGTCGTCGCGCAGGAAGACCGCACCCGCCTCGCCGAGGCCGAGAAGACGCGCCTCGCTCGGATCGCCTACGTCCGCGGGACCCTTCGCGCCGGGTGGAAGCTCCGGCTCGACCCGCCGACCCTCTCAAAGGACGGGGAGGCCCTACTCATCCCCGGCGACTACCTCGAAACCGAGGACTACGCCCAGGCCAAGGGGGGGAGGCGACCCGATGAGTAGGCCCCTAGTCGTCCGGATGCCCGGCCGGGTCTTCCGCCCGATCGCCGAGAAGGCGATGAAGCGAACCGAGCAGGCGATCGAGGTAGAACTCATCGGCGACCGCGATGCCCTCGCCTCGCTCGACCTCGACCTCTGCGACGCCATCGCCAAGGCTCGGCTCAAGGACGTAGGCGCGGGCTTCTCCGCCTTCGTCCAGACGGAAGGGAGAGAGCAGATCGAACGCCTCCTCGGCTGGATCGGCGACGACGACCCGCGCGACGTTCGCCTCTTCCGCGACACGATCCGGGAGAAGTTGAAGGCCCTCGACGCGCAGTCGTAGTTCGCCGACCCCAGCGCCAGCGGTTACTCTCCCAGTCGGTGAAGCTCTGCGCCCAATGCCCCGCTGCTGACCTCCTCGCGGGACCGCCGACCTCCGGGCCATCGGTCATCTGCCGGGCGATGGTCCGGGATCGCCTCCAGACCGACCAGATCCTCCACGGCCTCTCGGCCTCCCCGCTGGTGACGTCGCGCAAAGACCCGAGCACCTTCTTCGGCTTCTGCTGCGGGACCGGCCTCCCACGGCTGGGCGAGGACATATCTCGGCCGCACGGCCACTACACCTTCTGTCCGGTCTGGGAAGCGGAGAAGAAGCGCATCTGGACGAACCGCGAACTGATGCGCGCCCCGCGGCGGCCGGGCCTCTCGCCGGCGGCCGAGGCGGCGTTGAGCGGGATCGAACAGGGCGACGCGATCGAGGAGTGGATGGCGGAGGATCGGGTCCGTGCCTAGCTTCCGCGAGCGGATCGAAGAGATGGCCGGAGTCGCGGTCCGCCCCTACGAGGACACGCGAGTCCAAGAGACGAGCTTCCAGAACCTCGCGGCGTTCGCCGACGAAGCAGAGGACCTGGCGATCCAGACCCTCGGCTACCTGGAGGGCCGCCCGCACGAGGTGACGGCGAACCGGCGCCGGGAACTTTCCCAGCGCTCGCGGGTCGCCTACATCAAGGACCCGCTCGCCGGGGCGGAGGGGGAGATGCGGGCGAACTTCGCCTTCGGCCGCGGCGTCTCGAAGCCGACCGCGAAGGACCCGGAGGTCCAGAAGGTCATCGACCGCTTCTGGACCGACCCGGTGAATCAGAAGAAGCTGACCTCGTTTGAAGCGCAAAGGCTTCGCTCCAACGACCTGCTGACGCAGGGCAACCTCTTCTGCGGCTACTTCGACCACAGCGGCTCCATCCGAGTCGCCTTCCTCGACGCCGATCTCGTCACCGACGTAGTGGTGAGCGACGAGGACGACGAGCTGCCGCTTTGGTACGCGGTCCGGAAGAAGAAGCGCGAATGGGACTACAACCGCGACGGCGAAAAGCCGGTCCCCTTCGAGATCGGCAGCGACGGCCTCGCTCGCACCTGGTACTACCGGCACTGGCGGAACGTGGACGTGGCCGAAGCCGACGCGACCGATCGAGGCGAATCCTTCGAGGAGAGGCCGCCCGACTCGAAGATCGCCGACGGGCGCATCGAGCACTTCCGGGTCAACCGAGTCGGCCGGACCCAGTTCGGCGTCCCGCCCTGGGCTCGGGTCCTCCGCTACTTCTGTCACGACCTCGAAACGGAGACGCTGACGACGGAAGGATGGATGAAGCTCCCCGAGTTGAAACGGCGATGGGAGTCTGGGACGTTGCCGCCGGTGGCCGGTTGTAGAAACGGCGAGATGGTCTTCGAGCCTGCCGAGGCGATGAACGTGCAGGACTATCGGGGCGAGTTGATGCAGTTCAAGACGAAGCGCGGGTTTGATTTTCTAGTGACGCCCAATCATCGGATGCTGACGGAGCGAGGTCACGTAGAGGCGGTCGAGTTGGAGTCGGGTCAGCGATTGGCAGCTCCGCTGGTGGCGCCCGTAGAGGATCGGCCTCGGGTTGAGGAGTTCACGCTGCCCGCAGCGACTGCAAAGCGGCCTATGCGCGCCGATTCAAAGATGTTGCGAAGAGGAGAACATAGGCGCGATCAGGTGATGGCTCTGGTAGAGGCGGGGAAGTCGAACCGAGAGATCGCCGATTCCTTGGATGTGACGATCCAATATGCGTGGCAGATCCGAAAGCGCAGGGGAGAACGAGCGCCGCATCCCCCGATGATGCTCCCCGAGAAGGCGTTGTCGATGGATGCGTGGCTGGCATGGTTGGGCTGGTGGGTTAGCGAGGGAGACACGCGCTGCAGTTTGTCGCAGGAGTTAACGTCGGATCGTCTCTCCGCCGTTCAGAAGGCTTGCGCTGATCTCGAAGCGGCGGGGATCGAAGGGATTGCTTCGGCGACTGAATCGACTTGGCGCTGGAAGCCGCGCCGCCCTCGCCAGATCCTCTGTTGGCTGCGGGAGAACACCGATGTCGGTTCCTACGCAAAGAAATTGCCGTCTTTCGTTTTTGATCTGCCGCGCTCTCAGCAGATGATTTTGCTCCGAGCGCTAATGGGCGGCGACGGAACTCCGACCGAGTGGGAGGCGGAGGGATACGGCCGCTACGCGACTGTCTCAGAGCAGCTCGCCGAAGACATTCAGAGGCTCGCCACGCTATGCGGTTTTCGGTCGCTCGTCTCTCGGTCGATCGAGGGTCGATCTCGACCGATCTTCCAGGTGAGCATCAACGAGGTCGGCAAGCGCCTGCTTCCCCGGCCGGTCCGAGTTCCCTATTCCGGCGAGGTCTATTGCTTCACGACGCCGAGCGGGAATCTGGTAACTCGTCGGAACGGCGTTATCGGAATCTCCGGTAACTCTGCCATGAACCAGTTCAACGAGGCGCGCGTCTCGATGGCCCAGGCCGCCGCGTCGATCATCGCCAAGCGCGTGATCCGGGGCGGTCCCAAAGGCGTCGTGAAGGCGGCGAGCAACGTCCTCTCGCAGGCGGGCGAGCTGGCCCAGGCTCGCTTCCGCCGCCGCCCCGACGAGATCGCCCCGACCGGACCGGGCACCAACCCGAGCCGGGGATTCGCCCCGCCGCCGCCCGGCTCGATCTGGACCGAGAACGAATCCGACTCGCTCCAGGCGATGAACCTGAACTCCGGCGGCCCGGCCGCCGCCGCCGACCAGCAGATCCTGATGGCCCCAATCGCGGCCGCCTCTCAGTTCGGAACCCACTACTTCGGCAACCTGAACGACGCCGGGCTCGCCTCGGCGACGACGGTGGAGCTGCCGACGCTGATGAACGTCTCGTCCTGGCAGGAGCTGTTCGAGCAGATCCTCCGCTTCTACACCAACCGCTCGATTCAGGCCGCCGTCCGCGCTGGGCACCTCGGCGGCATCATCTCCGAGAGCGAAGAAGACGACGGGCGCCCGCTGAACGAACTGGTCTACGAGGAGGACCGCGAGGAGATGGAAAAGCGGACGGGCAAGGACCTGTCCTACTCCTTCTCGATGCCCTACCCCGGACGCCGCAATCTTCCCGACGTCATCAACACGGTGGCGACCGCCGTTGAGGCGTACGACCCCGAAGGCCGGAATCCCTGGCTCCGCCGCTACTTCATGGAATTCCTGCTGCAGACGCTCGAAGTCGAAGACCCGGCCGCCGCCCTCGACCTCTTCCTCAAACTCCCCGAGGGGATGGACGAGGCGCCGCCCGAGCTGGCGCTCGAAGCCTTCGCGCAGATGATGGAACCGACCGAACCGAATCCCGATGGGACCCCGGACGGCGGGACGGTTCCGCCTCGGGTTCCCCGCGGCGGGAAGCCGAGCGAAAAGCAGAGCCAGAACGGAGAGCGCCGAGCCTCGACCCCCCCGAAGCGCGAGATGGGCGGCAAAGGCGGCGGCGAAGTCCAGGAAGAGCTGATCGAGGATGCGGCCGACGGCCTCGCCCGCGCTCTCGCCGCCGACGCCGACGCCGAGTTCGATCGACTCCTCGCCGACCCGGCCGCGTTCCTCGGAGGCCGAGCCCCCGCCGGGAAGGCGGAGCTGAATGGCCACGCGGCGTAAGCCGGTCCGAGCGCCCGCTCCCGTACCTCCCGTTGAACCGAGTGGCACCGCGAGCCTCGCGCTCGGCCTCGGCGCGGGCGGCGCGACCTTCGGCTCCGGCTCTGCCGCCGCGGCGATGCTCGGCATGGCGGCCGCGACCTCCGCGTCGAAGCAGCTCGTCGAACGCTCGGTCGCCGCGCTCGGAGCGACCCTCCGCCGCATCGCGATCCTCCGCCTCGCCCGCCAGCGGGAAGCGCTCCAAAGGGCCGGGTATGGCGAGGACGTGATCGCCGGCGCGCTGAAGCGCGAGACGGAGCTGGAGGCGATCTTCCAACGGCGCTCGGCCGAGAGGATGAAAGCGGCGCTCGATCTCGCCTTCCGCGCCCCCGACGCCTCCGCTAGGGCGGCCGCGATCCAAGCGGCGACTCGGCGCGAGCAGAACTTCGCCCGGCAACGAGCGCTCGCCTCTGGCGCTCGCCTCTTCGCCGCGGTCGAGCGGGCGGCGCTCGAAGGTCAGTCACCCTCCGGCGCGTTCTGGATACTGGGTCAAGCCGCCGAACACACGCCGGACTGCGAAGCGATGGCCGGGAAGTTCTGGCCATGGGAGGTCTTGCGCGTCATCCACCCGCTCCTCCACCCCGGCTGCAAGTGCAAGCTCCTCTCCTACGGCGAAGCGCTCGCCGCGGGGCTGTTGAAGCCGGGGGCGATCCTCTCGCTGGACGAAGCCCGCCGGATGGCCGAGCCCGTGATCGCCTACGTCCAACGGGAGCACGCCCAAGAGAACGAAGCGCTCGCGGAGCTGCTGGTGCGCCGCGAACTCGCGCTCGTCGAGGGCGCGGACCTCGACTTCCTCGCGGCCGCGCCGCTGGCGGTCGATGAGGAGATCGAACCCGAGGAGGACGAACCCGAGCCCGAGCCGGAGGAGGAGTAGTGCCGGCGAAGGCGAAATATCCGTCACCGATCGAGCAACTGCGGCAGCTGGCCGAGGCCGCCCGCGTCGAAGGGAAAACGTTCCAGGAGTTCTGGGAGGCCGCCGTGCCGCCGCTCGTCCGGGTACCGCTGAAGTCGGGGGGGAAGATCGTCGGCTGGAAGACGGACGAACTCGGCGATCCGGTCGAACAACCGAAGACGCGCCTTCCCCGCGTGGACGACGACGAGGTGCCGCCCGGCTCGATCCGCTGGCCCCGCGATACCTTCGACCGCAACTGCTGGCACCGAGCGATCCTCAGCGGCGCAGAGGACTGGCGGCGGAGCTTCGAGGCCATCGACGCGAGCGCCGCCGACCGCTCGATGAGCGTGCTCGCCGAGGGATAAGGGATCACTTCCGGCATCGGGCTATGCTCCCCTCCCGATGGCACCCGTCTCCGAGGTAGATAGCGCTCTCCTTCCTCCGCTGAAGAACAGCCCGACCAAGACGAACTGGTGGGAGAAGGTCGGCGGGCTCCCGGATCTGGTCACGCGAGTAGCCAAGCACTTGGTCTCTGAGCGGGCCTACACGGAGAGCCGCGCTATCGCCACGGCGCTCTCCCAGGTCCGCAAGGTCTGCGCGACCGGCCGAACCTTTGGCGGCCGCACCCAGGTCCACGAGAGCACCAAAGCCGAGTACTGCAAAGCGGCGGCCGAGATCGAGACGAAGCGCGCGGCGGCGAAAGCCGACAACGCGGTGAAAGAGATCGAGATGAGCGAGCGCGACGCCGCCTCTCTCGCTTTCGCCGCCTCGGCGAAGCTCGGCGTCCTCGCCGAGGAGTTGGGGCCGGAGTTCATCGTCGGCGCGATCCGCGAGCGCGAATTCAGCCAGCCTCGGCGGAAGAAGCTCGCCGGCAAGGGCGTCGCGCTGCCGGACGGCTCCTTCCCGATCGAAACCGTCGGCGATCTCAAGAACGCGATCCGCGCCATCGGCCGTGCCGCGAAGGGGAAGCGCTCTGCGGTCTGGGCGCACATCAGGAAGCGGGCGAAAGCCCTCGGCGCCTCGAAGCTCGTGCCGACGAACACGGCGATGGCCGAGGCGATCTCGGAGGAGATCATCGCGCTGAACGCGATCCTGGAGGTCTTCGGCGACGTAGACGGCGGGGTCGAGGAGACGTTCGTGATCCCGAGCCTCGGGAAGCTCCGCCAGACGGTCCGAGCGAACCGCCGTGCCGACGCCTCCAAATCGAAATCCAAAACGTCGTCCGGCCGTAAACGAGCGCCGGCGGGCTCGCCGATCGGCGGCCAGTTCATCAGGACCGGCGCGACCGGCCCCGTCGTCACCGGCATCCAGAAACGGCTGGGCATCCACACGACCGGCACCTTCGGCGGCAAGACGAAGACCGCCATCGAAACCTTCCAGAAGAAACACGGCCTGACCGTGGACGGGATCATCGGGCGACAGACGGCGACCTCCCTCCTCTCCGGCGGGAAGAAGAAGATCGCGGTGGGCTCGCTGACGACCGGCATCAAATCTCGGTTGAAGACCCGCTTCGGCTAGCGCTGCGGTCCTCCATCCGGGACCGTCCTAGACTCCTCACGTGCTTCTGACCGCCGACGAGATCGCCCGCGACCCCTACCGCTGGCTCCTTAGCGAGAAGGAGGAGGGCGGGGACGACGAACACCTCTCCGCCGGCGCCCTCTTCGAGGAGCTGAACGACGGACTCGCCGAGGCGTCGTCGCGAGTGCTGGTCCCGAAGAAGGGCAAACTCTTTGAGGCCGACGGCTCGATGAAGGTCTGCATCATCCGGCCGTGCCTCTCCCGAGGCAAGCGGCTCGGTCCTCAGAAGCTCCCCCCGATCTACGAGGCGGCGATGCTGAAGCGGAACGCCGGCGTCTTCTCCGGCTGGCCGATGTACATGGACCACATGATCGCGGAGGCCCTCAAGGAGATGGCCGACGAGCTGCGCGAGGCCGCCGACGGAACCGACCTCCTCGGCTGGCTCGAAGAGAGGGCACGCTCGATCAAGGAACTCGGCGGCCGCGTCGTCGAGTCCTGGTGGGACCCCGAGATCGTCTACGAGGACGACGCCGACTTCGGCTATCGGCCGGGAGGCGTGGTCGGCCGCGTCATCCCGCAGGACCATCCCAAACGGATGCTTGAGGCCGACCCCGGACTCCTGCACGTCTCCATTAACGCTTGGCCGACCGGAGCAAAGGTGGGCGCACCGAGCTGGGACGGATCGCAGCGAGGGATGGCGATCGAGGGCATTCGCAAGCGCCCGATGGGAAGCGTCGATTGGGTCTTCCGCGGCGGAGCCGGAGGGCGTCCGCTCCTAGAGGAGGACGAGGAGTTCCGCGCACGTGCGGTTTCACTCCTGGAGTCGGTCTATTCTGCCGCCAAGTCGAAAGACGCCCCCCCGAAACGGACGCAGACGATGCCCGACAAAAAACTCTCCGAGATGACCCCCGACGAGCTGCGCGAGCACCTCAAGGAGAACGGCGCCGAGCATCTAGTCGAGGCGCTGGCGGAGGGCGACGGCGACGGAGGCGGTAAAGACGGGAAAGAGGAGAACGGCGGCGCGGCTCTGACGCGCGACGACGTGAAGAAAATCGTCAAAGAGGCTCTGGGCGAGGGCATGGAGTCCATCGCCGAGGAGTTGGAGGGTAACGCCGAGTCCGTAGAGGAGCAGGTCAAAGAGCAGCTGAAAGAGCGCGAGGAGGCCCGAGTTCTGGAGCGCCGCGCCGAGCAGCTGCTGGCCGAGGCGACTCGCAACGGCTTCCCGAAGAGGAGCGCCGACGATATAAGGCTTCGCTACACGATCACGCCCGGCTCGGGCGTCCCGGCCGCGCTGACGGTCGAGGAGGATGACCTGACCGTCACCGAGTCCGACGAGGACGGCAAGAACGAGCGGCAGGTCACGCTGACGGCCCCGCAGGTCGTCGAGCGCCGGGTCCGCGAGGACATAGACCACGTGATCGACGTGCTCCGCGAGTCCGGAGCGTCGCCGCAGGTCAAGGGCTTCGGCCGCTCCGAGAAGGACGCCGGCGCCGAAGGTTCCAAGAGCGGTCGAGTCCGCGAGGCTTCCGCCTTCCGCGCCTTCCTGCACGAACGTGGCCTCGTCTCCGATGACCTGGAGAAGACCGAGGAGGGCATCCGCGAGATGGTATCGGAGGGGATCGGCTGATGGCACGCGACGACCTCGGCGTCCGCGTAGAGCGGATCGCCACCAAGGCAGTCAAAGACGGACTCCCGACCACCGAGGGCAAGTTCGTCGGCTGGGCGAACAAGACGACCCAGCTCGGCGCGTACGTCGATCCTTCCTCGGCCGCCGCGGCCCTGATCGCGGTCACCGAGCCCTTCGTCATGATGATGGGCGGCAAGCACGAGGTCCCGATCTCGGCGACCAAAGGCCACGCCCCGGTCGGCACCGCCGTGGACGACCTCCTCTTCATCGCGACGGCGGACAACGCCATCACGCGGAACGCCGACGCGGCCGGGACCAACGAGGTCCAGAAAGTCGTCGTCAAAGGTAAAAAAGGCAGCTTCAAACTCAAATTCCAGGGCGAGGAAACCGCCGCGATCAAATTCAACGCGACCGCGCTCGAAGTCCAGGAAGCGCTGGAAGCGCTAGGCGGGATCGACCCCGGCGACGTTGTCGTCACCGGCGGCCCCGGAGACGAAGGCGGGACGACCCCGTACAGCGTTACCTTCGGCGGCCAGTTCGCCGAGGAGAACGTCCCCGCAATCGCCGGCGTCAAATCGACGCTGGAAGAACCGGGCGAAGTCGTCGTCTCGACCACCACCGCCGGCGTCGCGCCTCCCGGCTCCCTCCCCCTCGGCGTCGTCGAGGAGATCGACACGGTTCGCGCCGTGGCTCTTGTCAACACCAACGCCCTCGCGGCATTCCTAGGAGGCTGACCGTGAGAGGACGCTGGGGACACTACGGCAAGCACCTCGAAATCTTGGAGATGTACAAGGACTTCCGGGACGACCCGGCGATCCTTGCCGCGCTGACGGAGGCCGACTCCGACGGCTACCTCATGGAGGGTTCCGGTTCGCCGGAAGGCCGCGCGAGTTTCCCCTTCTTCCTCCAGACGATGATCCGGACCCGCCTCCGCGCTCGGTTCACGACCGCCGCGAGCGTCTGGGATCAGTACGTCGGGACGGAGAACGCCCAGGACTTCCGGGAGCACACCGTCCACAGCCTCGGCTCGATCCGCGGCGTCGCGGGCATCCCGGAGCACGGCGAGTACCCGCGCCTCCGGTCCTCCGAGGAAGGCGGCCCGAGCTTCATGGTCGGCAAGTATGGCGGTATCTACGCCGTCACCTACGAGCTGATCATCAACGACGACACCGGCGAGATGCTGGACCGCATCCCCGGCGACCTCGGCGAAATGATGAGCGACTACCTCAACCAGGCGGTCACGGCGTTCATCGAGTCGAACCCGACATATGTTGACGGGAACCCCTTCTTCGGCGAAGCGCACAAAAACGAAGTCACCGGCGAAGACGCCGACCCGACCGAGGACAACCTCGCCGCGCTCCTCGATCTGATCCGGCTCCGCCGCAACGCGGACGGCATCCCGCTGAACATCAAACCGCGCCGCATCCTCGTCCGGAACCCCTCGACGAAGCTCCTCTTCGACAAGATCATCCGGTCGCAGACGACCGGCATCCGCCGCGACGCCAAAGAGATGGCCGAAGCCGGCGACCAGTTCGCGCCGGGCAACTTCAACCCGCTCGTCAACGCGCTCCCGCCCGACGCGACGATCGAAGACCCCTTCCTGAACGACCCGAACGACTGGTATCTGCTCTCGGATGCCGACGCGCGGCCGCCCTTCGTCGTCGCCTTCCTCCGCAACCAAAAAACGCCGTACATCTTCCAGAAGAACGACGGGATGCGCGGCGTCGGCGGAGGCGGCGAGGACCCCTACATGCTGAACATCGACGAAATCCCCTTCAAGATCAGGCACGTCTGGGGCGTCTCGTCGGGCGAGCCCTTCGCCGCAGTCCGGGCGAGGCCGAGCTGAGATGGCGGACGGAGAGGTACTGCAGGAAGTAGGCCCGGTGGACGTGGACTCCGCCGGCGAGCTGGTCCGCAAAGTCGGCGTCCACAACCAGGCGAAGGCGCTGATCAAGGCCGTCGCTCAGAACTTCCCTCCCGAGCTGGTCGCCGCCGGCTCGCGCCGCGTCCTCGGCGGTCAGTCGCAGACCCTCGACCTGAAAGAGGTCGCCGACGCCGCCGGCGACGCCTTCCCCGACTTCGTGGAACTGCGCGGCGCCAAGGTTCGCGGCTCCGAAGCCCGGCCCGAGACGGTCGCCGTGAACGTGGTCTTCACCACGAAGAGCGGCCGGACCTCGCGCGGGATCATCCCCTACGACGACCTCTCGAAGTCGAAGAAGGCGTACGCCAAAGGCGTCCAGGACGGCACGGTCGTGCTCCGCGAAGACGACCCGGAGGCGAACCGCAAGGCGCTCGAAGAGGCGCAGAAGCGGATCGTCGAGCTGGAAGCCGAGAAGAACGGCGACGGCGGGACCGCCGAGCCCGACGAGGCCCCCGAACCCTACGAGGGCTACGAGGAGTACAAGAAGGCCGGCGAACGGGTCGAGAAGATCGAATCCGGCGACCTCTCGCTCGTCGAGTTGCTGGCGGTCCGAGCGGCGCAGGAAGCAGAGTCGAAACCGCAGCAGACGGTCCTCGACGCGGTGAACGCCAAGATCGAGGCCGCGGAAGCGGCGACGAAGCCCTCCTCGGACGACGACTAGGCGGTCCTCACCGTGGATGCCCCCACGGTCGAGGAAGTCCGGAAACGGAGCGACTACCTCGCCGGCAAGTTCCCGGCCACCGACGGCGATGAAGAGTTGGCCGAGTGGATCGCCGCCGCCGACGGCCTCGTCTCCTCCTTGACCGGCCGCGCGATCGGCCCCGAAGCCGAAGGCGAAGACGTTCCGGCAGCGCTCGTCGCTCTCGCCAAGCGCGTGATCGTAGTGAAGATCGAGGCGATGGTCGCGGGCCTCGGCGGGAACTTCGCCGAACGGCGCTCGTCGATCTCCTCGGGGAATCTCTCGTCCTTTTCGGCCGGGTCCTACGCCGAGAGCTACTTCGGCCCCGAAGTCGCGGCGAAGGCCGGGATGCTCGACCCGAACCCGATGATCGCCGACATGCTCTGGGCCATGACGACCGAGGCGAAGAAAGAGGAATGGCTCCTGAAGTGGCAGGGAGTCGAGCCGCCGGCCGCGATGGCCCAGTCGTTCGAGTGGGAGCAGCGCCCCGGAGGGTACGGGCGATCGGGCTGGCCTGGGGGGTACTAGGTGCCCCTGGGGAGCGTCACGGTCCACCGTGCGGTTCAGCGACGTCTGCAGAAGACGGACGAGTGGGTCGAGGGCCAGCGGAAGACCGAAGAGACGGGCGGCATCCCCTTCCCGGTCCTCCTCCAGCTCCCGACCGGCGGCTCCGAGGAGGTGAGCCCGAGGGGGCGTCGCAAGATCAAGCAGCCCCAGATCCTCTTCGAGCCCTTCGACGAGGAGGGGGGAGAGCTTTCGATCTCGGCCGAGGACGAACTCGAAATCACCGCCCCCGAGTTGACCGGCCCCGACGCCGTGCTCTGGCAGGTAGACGGCGACCCGTCGCCGCTCGCCAAACCCGGCTTCCTGATCGGCTATCTCGCCCGGCTCAAGCGGGTCGAAGACTAGGCTCCGGCGATGGCCTACTCCGCGACCGGATCGCTCGCCGACCTCTTCCCGGCCGACTTTGTTGAGGTCGTCGGCCGCGACATAGCGGAGAACGTCCAAGACGCCCTCCGGAACTCGGCCGAGCACCGCACGCCGGTCGCTCAGATCCCCGAGGCGTACGACGGCGACTTCCCCGCCTGGGAGGAGGACCGGGGCGGCCGACCGCCGGGCACCCTCCGCGGCTCCTGGGTCGCCCTGCCGCTGGAGGAGTCGGACGGCCTGATCTCCGCTCCCGTCGAAAACTTCGATCCCGTCGCCTCCCACGTCGAGCACGACACCGCGCCGCACGTGATCTTCGCCAAGCGCGCGAAGGTGCTCCGCTTCCCGTCCGGCCCCGTCTTCCGCTACCGGCCGTTCGTCTGGCACCCTGGGACCCAGGGGAAGCACATGATGCGCGACGCCGAAGCCGACATCTCGGCCCGCTGGGAGTCGATCGCGGAACGGACGATCGACCTCCACGAGGCGGCTGCCTGATGTACGGCGACACGGACCTCGCGCGGTCGATCCGTCGCTACCTCTCGTTGATGTGGGACGAGGACTCGGGTTGGGAAATCAGGATCGCTCGGCGTGTCGTGGCGGACGACGAGCGGCCGGTCGCGGTCGTCCTCCTCGGCGACCGCCGCCCCCTCTCGGCCCGGACCTCGCGGAACCAGGGGAATATCGTCGAGGAGCTGCCGGTGACCGTCTACGCCTACCCGGCCGTGGGCGAAGACGAAGAGGCCGCGACCGTCGCCGCCGGCGAGATCAAGGACCTGCTCCTCCGCGTTTTCGAGCACGGCCTCTCGCCCGATCCGGAAGACGAAGACCAGGAACCGCCGTGGATCGCGAAGGCCGGTCCCTTCAACGTGCCGCTCTGGGACTACGACGGAATCGGCCTCGACGAGCCCGGCCCCGACGAGCCTCACGACGTGATCTGGGTAGACGTGAACTCGCTCTCGGGCCAGAACCTCGAAGACCCCCAGGACGGCAAGAGGCGCACCGTCGTCGTGGAGTTCCGGGCCTCCGTCGAGCGGCCGGGCAGGACGGTCCAGGAAGGGCCGCCGGTCGCCGGACTGCCGGGCGGCTTCAAACCGATCCCGTAGCTGCGGTTTGGGGTCCGGGGGCGACCTAGACTGTTGCTCGAATCCGGATGGCTGAGCCCCAGACCAAAACTCCAGCGAAAGAGAAGGACGATGAGAAGGAGCCGACCTTCCTCGTCTCGCAGCTGATCGCGGAGTCTCGCACGCTCGTCGGCGTCTCCCGCCACGTCGTGGTCGGCGCCTTCCACGGCGTCAAGGATTCCGACGAGTTCACACGCGAGCAAGCCGCTGAGCGAGTGAAAGCCTTCCTGGAGACGCCGGCCGACGGGAGCGGGTCGTGACCGCCACCTTCGTCGCTCCGGACAATCCCGGCGTTGACATCTCCTTCGTCGGGGAAAAGACGCTCCGGCCGCCCGCCGCCGCAGCCGCGACGATCGGCATCCCCTTTACCTCCGACTGGGGTCCGGTCGGTGAGCTGGTCCGGATGAACGGCTTCGGCGAGCACGATGCGGTCTTCGGCAACTCCGCTACTCCCGGCCGTCAGGCCGTGCTCGGCGCCTTCATCGGCCCCGGCGTCGCGGGCAACCCCGGCGCCGGGTCGGTGATCGGCTACCGGATGGCGACGACCTCCGCCAAAGCCGCCTTCAAAAAAGTCACGAACACCAAACCGGAAGACGCCCTGAAACTCTCGGGCATCTACCCCGGCACGCGGGGGAACCGGATCAGCTTCGTGATCGAGGCCGACCCCGCCGATCCGACCAACAAGGCTCGGCTTCGCATCCTCTTCGACGGCCTCACGGTCGAGAAGTACAGCTACGCCAAAACAGACGTGGCCGCGCTCGCGACGGCCGTGAATAAACGGTCGCAGTACGTCGCCGCGGAATCCATTAAAACTGGCGTCGCACTCACCGCGACGGCGGGAACCTCCCTCGCCGAAGGCAACGACGGCGCCTCCGTCACCTCCGAACAGTGGCTCGCCGCGCTCGGCGCCTTCGAGTTCGCGCCGATCACGGTCCTCGCGGCCTACGCGCTCAACGACGAATCCATCCAGGCTTCGGTTATCGCCTGGGAGCAGGAACAGGCCAAAGCGATGCGGCACCTCGGCGTCGTCTTCGGCGGCAAAGTCGGAGAGACGTTCGACGAAGCCATCGAACGCACGGAAGCGTACGAAGACGACCACGTGGTATCGCTCGGGGCGGGCACCTTCAACGACGCCCTCCTCGACGCCGAAATCTCGACCTCCGAACTTACCGCCCGCGTCGCCGGCGCCCTCGCCGGGCTCGGCGAAGAGAAGTCGCTGACGAACCTTCGCTTCGCCGGCCTCTCGATCGTCGGCGAACCGGAAATCCCGACCGACCAGCTCGCGACGGCCGCGAGCTTCGGCATCACCGCCTTCAAGCGCACGTCGAGCGAAGAAGCGGAGCTGAAGGTCGCTCGCGGCGTCACGACCTATACCGGCGACACCGACCCGAAGCCGCTCGAACTCTTCTCGGACCCCCGCCTGATCCGGGTGATGGACCTCTTCATCCGCGAGATCGTCGAGTGGGGCGAAGAAAATATCGTCGGCCCGACCCGCGTCTCCGATTCGACGAAGGCCGCCGTCAAGGCCCACGGCGAAGGGATGCTGAACGACCGTCTCGACCGCGGGATCATCCTCCCCGGCGTCGCCGACGCGGAAAAGCCCTACTTCAACGTGCTGGACCCGGCCTCGGTCGGCGCCCCCGAAGATTCCATCCCGTTTGAATTCGGCTGGAAGTTCGCCCGCACGACGAACTTCCTCATCGGCCGAGGGAAGGTGCTCTAGCCGATGCCCGCCTACCCCGGACCCACCGCAAACCTCAAGGGCACCCAGCGACGCTCCGGCCGCGCTTGCACCGTCTGGATCAACGCCGCGATGCGGGGCGAGATTACCTCGGTCCAGTGGGAGGTGCAGATCGCGCAGATCGCGGTCCAGATCCCCGGCAGCTGGCAGGACGAGACGAAGCCCGGCGCCGAGTCGCGCGCGGGTACCTTCCGCTTCCAGGACGTGGACGACCACTGGCGCCGCTACGTCTCCGCGTGGCTCCAGGCTCGGCGCGAAGGCAATCGCGCCGTCGCCGCCGCCTTCCCCGAGTTCGACATAATCACCCAGATCGACGACATTGGCGCTCCCGCCGTCTCGCGCTGGGCGCTCCGGGGCTGCCAGCTGTTCAGCTACTCCGGCGGCGGCTCGCAGGACGACGATCTCCTCGTCTCGGACGTTCCCTTCACCTTCCGCGAAGACGGCCCGGTGAATAGCTTCGAGTACACGGACGCCGGCGTCGTCACCTTCACCTAGGAGCGCGCATGGCGCGCGTCGATTACGAGGCGGCCTGGACCGAGCTTCAGGCGTTCGCCGCATCCAAGACTTCGCACGGTCAGACGGACCTGCTCGTCAAGATGGCCCAGTTGGCCGACGAGCATCGGGTACCGGAGGACCTGCTGGAGAAGGCCGCCCGTCTGGGGCCAGTCATAATCCAACGCCCGGAGGCGCAGCCCTCTTCGCCCGACGATCCCCGCATCGCCGAGCGAATGGCCGAGGAGCCGCCGGCCACCGATGACCAAGGAGGTCATGATGGAAGAGCAGCCAGTAGAGGTAGAGGGCGCAAAGCCGTCCCCGCGTGAGCTAGACCCGGACGACCCCGCAGCGGGTCTGCCGGAGGGAAGTCCCGAGGCCCTGATGGCGGCCGCGAGGGGCGGGGAGGTAGACGCAGCCGGCGAGAGCGAGGCCCTGGGGTTCCTGCTCGGCCGGACCCAGCCTCTCCTCTTCGACGTGCCGGTCAAGTACGACACGCCAACCGGCCAGAAGAAACTGGTCTTCGTGGTCCGGCAGGTGGACGGCGAACGCATCCTCGACCTGGAGAAGGAGCACCGCAAGGGTGACGGCCCCTTCGCCGAACTGAACGACGTGGCCTTCAACGCCGCGCTGGTCGCCGAGTCGTGCGTCGCGATCGTCGATCCGAGCGTCCAGGGCGCGGAGGTCGATCCGAGGACCGACGCCTTCATCGGCGGGGCTCCGGGGGGCGCGTCGATGGCGATGCAGATCCGCTTCAAGTTCCAGTCGGGACTCCTCGACGGCGTGGCGGGTCAAGTCCGCTCCGTCTCGGGCTACAACCCGACGCGCGTCGAGTCGGCGAACCGTTCGATCCGGGACGCGGCGGGTTCTTCCTGAGCCGTAGGGGGATGCTGTGGACGCTCTACTCTCAATGGCGCTTCCGCAGCATCTCCCCCGCCGAGCTGTGGAATCGGTCGGGGCTTCCCGCGCTCTGGCCGTCCCGCGTCACGGCGGTGGAAGAAGCGTTTGCCATCCATGCGGCAGAGCTAGAGAGGACGACGGTGGACGTGCTCGACGCGCTCGGGGACGCACTCCGATAACACCGAGCACGAACCCGAGGGACGACGGAGCGCGCCCCCGTAGGCGTTCGCGGAGGGCCTGATGGGAACCGTTCGAGGGACCTTCGATCTCAACTCGCGCCCGGCGTCGTCCTCGCTGCGCGATCTCCGAAAGGAGGGCGTCGAGACGGATGCCGTCTTCGAGAAGCTGGGTAAAAGCCTCGACGGGGTAGGGACGACGAAGCAGCGCGAGCAGATCCGCCTCTACAAGGAGGCCGTGAAACGGCTCGGGACCCAGTGGGAGCAGTCGGCCGCGAAGGCCGACGCCTCCTGGACTGAGATGGAGAAGAAGACCGTGGACTCGGTGGCCGTCCAGAGCGCCGCGATCGACTCCCTCCAGGGTCGCCTGAACGAGCTGGGCCGGACTCGCTCGACGGCCGAGGTCAACACGAGCGGGATCGCCGAGTCGATCACCGAGGTCGAGCTGTTGAAGAAACGCCTGAACGAGCTGGACCGCTTCCGGGCGACGGCGCGCGTCGGCGTCGGCGGGACCGGCCTCTCGGCCGCCCGCACGGCGGTGGGAGGCGGCGGAGGTGGGGGTAGCGGCTTCTCCCGAGGCGGCCTGAAAATCCCCTTCGCGGGGTCGATTCCCCTCCCGCTCGTCGCCGGCGCTCTCGGCGCAGCGCCGCCGTTCCTCGGCGCGGCGACCGCCGTACTCGGCTCGGCTGGGTCAGCCGCGCTCGGAGCCGGAGCTATCGGTACCGCAGGACTCGGGGCGCTCGCGGCCGGTATAGGGAGCATCGCCTCGGTGGCGATCCCCGCCGTTAAAGGGCTGAAAGAAAGCCACAAAGCCCTGCTCGCCTACAACAAAGCAGTCGCCACGAACGGGAAGAACTCGACCCAGGCGCACACGGCCTTGGCGAAACTGAACGCCGCCCTGCAGTCGGCCCCGGCCGGGACTCGTGGAGTGCTCAACCAAGAGCAGCGGCTCTCCTCGCGCTTCCAGAGTATGACGAAACCGGGACAGGCCAGCTTCATGGGTTCTCTATCGAACCTCCTCGGCGCGGGCAATCGGTTGACGCCGCAACTCGCCGGGATCGCCAACCCGCTCCTGGCCGCTGGCCAGAGTCAGTCGGGAAGGTTCGGCAACTTCCTTACCGGCGGGACGACTCGTAGCTTCCTCGGGGCCTCGGGAAATACGGCGATCGAAGTCCTCCCGAATGTAGAGTCCACGTTCCAGCACGTCCTCGCGACGTTGATGAATATTTCCCGCGCCTCGATGCCCTTCTTCAAGCAGTCGGTCGAATGGTTGGAGACGTGGACGGCGGGCTGGGCGACCTCAACGGGGAACATCGGCAAGACGCGGACCTCGATCGGCGGGATGGTGAGCCAGCTAAAAACGTGGGGGCGGCTGACCTCGGCGACCTTCAAACTGCTGCGTGACCTCTTCTCCTCCTCCGCGAAACCGGGCCAGTCTCTCGTCGGCGATCTCACGACCCAGCTGAATACCTGGGACGCCTGGATCAAACGTAACCCGCGGCAGGTCCGAGCCTTCTTCACCGAAGCCGTGGACTCGACCGAGAAGATCGCCGGGGCGCTCGGCAAGATCACAGGGATGCTCTGGAAGCTCGGGCAGCTGCTGACGCCTCTCTTGACGCAGCTCTCGCAGTTCGTCGGCTTCCTCGACTCCGCGGGCCTCCTTTCGCCGGGGATGCTGCCGCTGCTTCTCGCGAGCGGTGCGGGGATTCGGAACGTCGTCGGCGCGGCTCGCGGCCGCATCCTCGGGTCGGCGGCGGGCGGGGCCGGAGGGGCGGTTGGAACTACGGAGGGGCTGGCCGCAGGAGCCCTACTCGGGAGAGGAGGCGCGGCCGCTCTAGGAGGTCGAGCCATGTTCGGACCGATCTCGGGACTCGGAAAGACCTACGGCCTCGCGCGCTCCTTCGGTTACTCGCGGACCGCAGCGGCGGCCGCAGAGGCGGGCGCTCTACCAGGAGCGGGGACTTTCGCCCGCGGCTTTGGTGCGCGCTTCCTGCCGATCGCCGCGCTCATGGCCGGCCTGAACTTCGCCAGTACCCCCGGAGGCGTAGGAGATCGCCTGCAGGGCGCGGAGTCCGGTCTGACCCTCGGACTGATCCCGCCACCCAAAACGGGAGCGCAGAAGGAAGAAGGAGGCGCCGCTCACGCACGGCGGATCGCAGAACACTACAACCATAAGTACGGGACGAGCCTGAAAGGACTCGACCGGCAGGTCGCGGCGATCCGCCGTAGTAGACAAGCGCTTATGACCCCGCAGGAACGGGGAGGCTTTACCGGCTTCCTTACGACTGACCTCAACCCCATCGGCGGTAACTTCGGCCACGCCCCGAAGATCGTCTCCGACGAAGACCGAGCGGCGGCTGCATCGCTCCACAAGGAACTCCTGGACCTGCAGACCAAGCGCCGAACGTTCGCGGCAGAACGAGGAGGAGAACTCGGCGGTCAGTTCCGGGGCGCCTTCCAGATCCGCTCGGCTCACGAGGGCGCGCAGGCAGCCCTGGGTGATGTAAGCGGCCCGATCCTGGCCTCGATAAAGCGCCTGGGTCCCGCCGGCGGGCAAGCGCTCGCACGGAACGTCCTGGCCTGGACTTCGGCGGCGAAGCAACATAACCCGAAGCTGCAGAAGCAGTACCAGGAACTCGCCGAAAAGATCGAAGCCTCCTTCGCCCGGATGGGTAAGCGCATCAAAGTGATTAACGGCGAAATCTACACCGGCTCCTCGAAGGAATGGGGGAACATCGAAAGGGCGATGAAGACACCAGTCGAGCGCGCCCGTGCAGCGATGATCGACGACTTCACGGCGATCCAGATAGAAGCCGTCCGCTCTCTCAGAGCAATGGGCTACTCGCCGACGATGGCGCATAAAATCGTCCAGGGGATGGAGTCGAAGAACAACCAGACCCGAGGGGCGGCGGAAGGAGCGGCGAAGCAGGGGCCGGGCGGCTACAACTCGAAGATTCTCCAGGGCGCTTCGGGGCCACCGTCTCCGGGCGGGGCTCGCGGCCTTCGCATCCCCGGCTATGGGAACACCGATCACGTCCCGATCGGGGGCCATACCGGCATCGGGGCTCCGGGCGAGCTGATCGTCAACCCGCACACGGAGGCGCGGGCGAACCGTTACCTCGGTGCCTTCGGGACCTCGCTAGAGCAGATGCAGAAGGGGGAGAAGTACCGCGCCTCGACGCCCGTAGGCCAGATGTACGGACGGCCCGGCGAATTCGCTCGCGGCGGCCGGATGGGCGGGGGCGGGGCCTGGCGCGGGGTCGGACCGGCAGGGCTGCACAGCGGAGTCAGGAAGGTCGTCTCGTCCGTGTTGGGGCAGTTCCCCGGCCTCTCGGCGACGAGCACGACGGGCGGCAGCCACGTCTCCGGCTCCTACCACTACCTCGGCGAGGCGGTGGATATCGCAGGCTCCTCGGCGGTGATGCACGCCGCGTCGGAATGGATCAAGAAGTCGGGCCTCTACCGCCAACTGACCGAGGGCATCCACAACCCGAACCTCTCCGTCTCGGACGGGCATATGGTCGATCCGAGCTTCTATGCCTCGGTGTGGGGCGAGCACGCCGACCACATCCACCTCGCCGTCGCCCATGCGGTCGGGAAGCTCCTCGGCCTCGGCGGCGGCGCTCGCGGTCGAGGCATGGGCGGCGGCGGCTTTGGCGGTCGCAGCATCAGACTGAAAGGGCGCCGCTCGGGCCTCGGTGGCGCTCCGGGCGCGATGCAGGAAGCGGGCTCTCGGTCCTACGCCAAAGGACTTGAAGACCACATCAACAAACAGATCGGCGGCGGTCGCGGGCGCGGCGGCCGGTTCGGTCGCGTCGCGGGCGGCAGCGTCCCGGCCCAGATCGCCCGCGTCCTCTCTCGCGGAGGATTGAACAAGATCGGCGCCGCCGGCATCATCGGCAACGCCTATGCGGAGTCCACCTGGAACCCGGCCGCCCAGGGCTACGGCGGCGGCGGCCTCTGGGGCTTCACCGCATCGCCGAACTCGCTGGCCGACCTTCAGGCGTATGCACAGCAACGGAACACGCCGTGGACGAGCGCCGGTCTGCAGACGCAGTTCCTCCTCCAACACGTGAGCCGCGGGTTGATCGGGAGGCTCAACGCCTCCTCCAGCCCCGAGGCCGCCGCCGCCCTCTTCATGACAGAGTTCGAGCGCCCCGGCATCCCGCGTCAGGACGTACGCGAAGCAGGCGCGCGGAAAGCCTTCAAGATGGGCTTCGCTCGCGGGGGCCGTATCCCCCTCTGGGGCGGCTGGAACGCCCACGGCGGCTCCGGCTCCTTCGACCGCCCGACCCTCCTCGGCGTCGGCGAGCGCGGCCGCGAGGACGTACAGATACGCCCCCATAAGCCCGAGAGGAAGCGCGCGGGAGGCCGTTCGAGGCGCGGCGCGGTAGAGATCAGCTTCGCCGGAGCACATTTCCACGTCCGACACGAGAGCGATATCGAGAAGATCGCCGACGAGGTGGGCCGCAGGCTCACCGCCGCCATGGCCGAAGACGACGGCTTCGATCAGGAAGAGGTGATGGGATGAGCCCGAAAGTCTCGCCCGCCGTTCCCGTCTCGGGCGCGAACATCGGCCTGGGCCGACGTCAGGCCGTGACCTCGGCCGGAACGCAGAGGGGAGGGGGGAGCGGCCACCGCCAGCGCTCGGGCCTCCGCCTGCGGGTCACCTCGATCCCCGGCCTCACCCCGAAGGCGATCCTCCGCAGCCCGCTGTATCTCCCGGTCGTGCTCGGCCCCGATTTCGAGATCGACGAAGAAGCGCTCCATACGGACTTTGAAACCGTCGGCGCCGGCCAGTTCTCCTCGCCGGCGGGCGGCAAGCACGCTCCACAGCTGAAGTCGCTCGACCTCGAAACCCTCTCCCTCGCCTGGGACGCGAGTTGGCTCGTCTACCCCGACACGACGCCCGACGAAGTGCGCGAAGAACTGAAGGACATTCTCGACTCGCGGAAACCCGTCGAGTTGTTCGCCCACGTCGGGCCTCACGGAGAGGCGGAGGAGCTTCGCATGTGGGCGACGCTCCGCTCGCTGCGCCGCATCCTTCGCCACGGCGAGAACGACACGCGCTACTTCTCGATGGAATGGAAGCAGTACCGGAGCCCCGTCATCCCGCGCCGCGCCGCCAACAGCTACTCCAACCTCCCGACGACGCACACCCTCGACAAAGACGACACCCTCCGCTCGATCGCCAACCGCTACTACGGGACCGAGGCGATGTGGCAGTTCCTCGCCTCCCAGAACGGCATCAAGAACTGGGGCGGCGACGACCCCCTCGTCAAGATGAACCGCTACAAGGTCGGCGACAAGATCAAAGTCCCGGTCCCGCCCCCGACGAAGGTCGGCCGCGCCAAACCCGTCACCGATGACGACGACCACCTCCGCGTCGGGAGCAGCTGAGTGCCGACCGCCGCTCAGAAAGCTCGGGAGAGTCAAGGGCGGCAGGAACGCGCCAACTCGCCGACCGGCAAACTCCGGGCTCCGAATCTCGCCTCGATCTACACGAAGGCGCTCCGGGATATCGAGGCGGGCGACTTCTCCTTCCGCACGGTCTTGGTCCGGCCGGAGAAGCCGAAGGACGACGGCCGCACGATAATCCTCGACCGCGCGACGACCTCGATCGAATGGACGGACGCCTCGGCGGTCCTCTCGGGTTCGCTGACCCTCCATCGCCCGGCCCCCCTCGCCGTCTCCGCGCTGCCGATTAAGGAACGCCACCGGATCAGGTTGCTGGTGCGATGGGGCGGCTCCTGGTACCGCCTCTGGGAGATGCGCGTCGAATCCGACCCCGAACCGACCGGCTCCTCGGGCGACGTGCGGGTGGAACTCGCCGACGACCTCGCGAATCTCCGCCAGAACGAGCGGGACTGGGAGTTTAAGAAGTCGAAACACCGCCCGGATGGCTGGCCGCCTCAGGCCGTGGCCCGCGCCGTCGCTAACCGCGAGGGCGTCGATGCGGGCAAGATCGCGAAGGGCGAGGCGCGCATCAAGAAACTCAAGAGGACCTGCTCGGGGCTGGAGATCCTGATGAGGGTCTACGCGGCCGAGCGCAAGAAGACCGACCGGAAGTTCGTGATCCGCCTCCGGGACGGCCGCCTCGAAATCGTCCCCGTCGAGCGGCACAAGGTGCTCTACGAGATCAAGGGGATGGAGATCGACTATTCCACCGAAACCGGCTCCCCGAAGAAGCGGCGGCCGACGACCGTGATCGAGGCGAAGGGCCGCATCGGCAAGAAGAAGGTCGAAGTCAAGGTCTTCCGCGAGGCGATTCTGAAGCGCTTCGGCCTCTCGACCGCCGAGCGCTCCTACGGCAAAGTGGACTCGAAGCAAGAGCTGAAAGAAAAGGCGATGCGGGAGCTGGCCGAGGAGGTCAAAGTCAAGCGGACGGCGATGCTCACGATCCCCGGTATCCCGTTTATGGAACGAGGCGATACCGTCCGCTGGATCACGGAGGAGCCGGGCTGGTCGGGGCCGAGCTTCGGGACGCGCGACCGGAGCTACGCCTACATCACCGCCGTGACGCACTCGGCGACGCCGGCGAACTTCACCAGCTCCATGACCGTCTCCCAGGTCGATCCCTTCCTGGAGACGGGCGATGATGCGTCGAAGGCTCAGCGCGACGAAAAGCAGGGAGAACGAGATAAGCGGAGGCAAGGATGAGCGTACTGACCGAATTCATCGACGAACAGAACGACGCCGACCTCCAGCTCTCCCGGCGGGCGCTCTACGTCTCCCAGGCCGCTTGGGACGGCCCCGCGATCTCGACGGCGGCGAGCGCGGCCGAGATCGTCTGGCACGGGTCCGACGCGCACAAGGAGACGGGAGCGATGGCCCTCGCCCCGCTCGATGGCGCGCTCTCCGATCTCGTCGGGAACATCGTCCGCGTCACGCGCATCGAAGGCTTCCGTCGCCGCTCGGTCTGCGTCTTCGTCTTCGCGACCGTGGACATGGAAGCGGACCTCTCTCTCGCTCGGCGCCCGTTCATGGAGCTGGGCTTGCTCGCGAACGAGTCGATCGAGTGCCTGGTCGAGGTGGTCGCGTGAGCCGACATATCCGCGAGGCGGCCGACGCGATCCGCCACCGCGCCCGGCGGGAGGCCCGGAGAGCTTCGCCGCCCATGGAGAGGTTCAAGGTCCTGAGGCTCAGCCCCCTGCTCCTCGAAGCCTACGGCTCGGAGCTGAAGTTGAGCGCGAACGACGACGACTTCGAGATCGGCCGCGGGGCGCTCCGGAAGCTGAAAGTCGGGGACTCCGCCTGGGTGGCGACCGACCGCGACGGGGACCGGGTGGTCCTCGGGGGCTCGACCGGGATCGCCGGCGGCGGGAAAGATGCCGCAGCGGCCGAAGCCAAAGAAGACGCCGAGGGGCTGGGGGTCATCGCCCACGGCGCGAAAGCGGGAACCGACCGCCCCGACGACTTCGCCAACTACATCTGGATCGGGAGCGTCGATCCGAATAACGCAGAGAACCACGACTTCCTCGCCAAACCGCCCGGCTTCTTTGTGATGCAGGGCGGCGAATGGATAGCGATCACGGGCTAGGATCGGATCACGGTGCCGCAAGAAAACCCCGCCTTCTCTCTCGTCCCGCTCGAAGAGGGCGCCGACCCCGAAGCGGTCCTCGACGCGGCCGAAGCCTCGGTCTTCGACGACCCCTTCGCCGCCGCCGAAGGCGAAGACCCGCCGATTCCCTTCGGCCGCAGCTGGGCCTTCGACTACGACAAGGGTCGCTTCATCCGCTCCGCCGGCGCCCCGGCCGAGACGCGCGGAGTCGCGACGCTCATCGAATACGTCAACGCGGCGATGAGGACCGCGGCGGGGGTCCACCCGATCCTCCCGCCCGAGTTCGGGATCGAGTCGCCGGAAGACTTCCTCGGCACGGTCGATCCGACCGAGGCACTTTCCGACTTCCAGGACCGCCTGCGTCGAGCGCTCATCGCCCACGACCGGATCGAGGACGTGCGCTCGTTTGAAGCCGACTGGGACCCTTCGTTGGGAATCATCACGGTGACGAATCTCCTCATCGTTACGGACCAGGAAGATGTCGTCCCGATCGGGCCAACCGACGTGGAAGTGGAGGCTTAGATGGCGATCGACGACCTGGACGTGCTCGGGATAGTCCCCCTGTTCCCCGGCGAGACTGAGGAGGTGATCGCGGAACGCTACGAGCAGTGGGCGAACGAAGGGCTGACCCCCGACGACGCCGAAGAGTGGGTCGACACGCGGGCCGGGTCCTTCTGGTACATGGCGACTCGGCCGAGCATCAGGCAGGACGCGAAGACCTACGACCTGATGGGCACGGAGTACCCGGCCGCCGCGATGCCCCTGCTCTCCTGGGGCGAATACCTCGACGACCTCGCCGCCGGGGTGAAAATCGAACGCAACCCGGCAGAGACGGCGAAAGGGGTCGTGACCTTCACGGGCGTCGCGGGGACCACCATCGGCGCGGGGACGACCGTCGCCGTCGAGGGACCGGCCGAACAGGTCGAAGCCCAGGAGTACGAGGTCACGGAAGAAGGGAAAATCCCCGGAGGCGGCTCGATTGACCTCCCGGTCGAAGCGCTCTCCTCGGGCGTCGCCGCGAACGCTCCCGCCGCCGCCGTGACGCTCCTCCAGTCGGAAGTCGTCGGCGTCGAAGCCGTAACGAACGCCGACCCGATCCTCGGCGGCGCCGACCCCGAGAGCGACGAATCCCTCCGCGAGCGCCTGATCGAATCGAAGGACGGCGAAGGGCCGGGCAATACGCGCGACTACGCGGTCTGGTCGCGGACCTACTCCTCGGAGGTCGGCCGAGCGGTCGTCATCCCTCTCTGGAACGGCGCCGGGACCGTCCTGGTGATCGTGCTGACCTCGGCCGGCGATCCCGTCTCCGAAGAAACTGTCGATGGGCTCCAGGCGTTCCTCGACCCGGTTCCGGGCAAAGGCGAAGGACTCGCCCCGGTCGGCGCGACCGTCACCGTGGCGACGGCCAAAGGGCTGAAAGTGGACGTGGCCGTCGAAGTCGAGTTGGAAACCGGCTACTCGCTCGACGGCGCGGGGGGGACCATCGCGCTCGAAGAAACCCTGAAAGCGGCGATCTCGCTCCCGATCTCCGGCTCGCAGCCGGGGGGCGAGGTAGTCCTCCAGTCGGTCGCGGCCGCGATCATGTCCATCCGCGGCGTCCACGACCTCCGGAGCCTGAAACTGAACACCAAAGCGGAAAACATCGCCCTCGAATCCGCGCCGGCGCAGGTCGGTGAACCGGGAGTCATCGCCATCACGGCCGGGTCGTTCTGATGCCCGCCTGGAGCGCGATGACGGACCTCGGCCGGGAGATGCTGGCCGAGATTCCCTCCTGGCTCCGCGACGACCCCGACACGCGAGCGGTCCTCCACTGCAAGGCGAAGGAGGTCGAACGCCAGCGAGATATGGCGCGGGCGATCCGCAACGACTTGATCCCGCTCCGCGCACTTTCGCGGGGCCTCGCCTGGTGGGAGCGCTACTACGAACTGCCAGTCGAACCGGAAGGACTCTCGGAAGCGCAGCGCCGCGCGCTCGTGATGGGCCGGATCAAGCGCGACCCGCCGATCTCCTCGGGCCTCGCCTGGCAGGAACAGGTGACGGCGCTTATCGGCGAAGGCTGGGCCTATGAAGAGCACACGACGGACGCGAGGATCACGGTGAAAGTCGGCTTCCCTCCGGGCTCGGAAATGTTTGAACTCGCCCGCGAACGCATCCCGCGTCTCCCATCCTGGCCCGCGCATATGGAACTCGAACTCGTCTCGGTCGAAGGCTTCGTCCTCGACCTGAGCAAGCTGGACCTGGAGCCGTTTGAAGCTCCCTGAGCCTGAGGTTCCTCACCTCCGGGCGAAGTAGCCTTCCGGCGTGCCTCTCCTCCACGAATTCAAACGCGAAGAGAGGCTGCCGAGCTACTTCGCCAACCGACTCCAGGACTTCCTGAGCGGCGCGCGGACCGACCTGAGGCTGACGAGGAAGAACGCGACCGAAGTCGAAGTCGCCCCGGCCGAGCCCTACGGAATCTCCGCGATCGACCTGCAGGGCCTGTGGCGCTTCCGCTCGACCGCCGTCTCGCGGGTCCACCCTGGCGGCGGAGCGGCGACCTACACCGTCTGGGCCGTCGGCACGAAACAGAAAGTGGCCGAAGTCCCCAAACCCTTCACGGACGAAACCGACTACACCTTCGACCTTCGGATCACGAACGGCGAAAACCCCAAAGGCGCGGGGGTCGAAGTCTTCGAGAAGATCGGCGAGGTCGTCTGGGACGGGGCGAAAATCACCGCCCTCAAGCAGACCTACAACGCGGTGCTCGGGCAGATGCTCGACGACGAAGCTCTCTCCTCGGCCGAAGGCGACGTCACCTGGACCCGCGCCGCGGGCGGCGGCCTGATCGCCAACCTGAAGGCGAACTCGGTCGGCGCCGCGGAGTTGGCCGACGAATCGGTCGATACGAACGCCCTGATCGCCCTCGCGGTGACGACGGCGAAGGTCGCGGCGGAAGCGATCACCGAAGCCAAGCTGGCCACGAACTCGGTGGCCTCGGCGAAGATCGTCGCCCTCGCGGTCACGGCCGCGAAGCTCGCGGCGGAAGCCGTCACCGCCGAAAAGATCGGCGCCGAAGCGGTCGAAACCGGCAAGATCAAAAACCTCGCGGTGACGGCCGGGAAGCTGGGGGCGGAAGCGGTCGAAGAAGCGAAGATCAAGGCCCTCGCCGTCACCGCCGCGAAGCTCGCGGCCGAAGCCGTCACCGAAGCCAAGATCGGCGCCCTCGCCGTCACGGCCGCCAAGATCGCGGCCGAAGCGGTCGAAACCGGCAAGATCAAAAACCTCGCGGTGACCGCCGCGAAGATCGCCGAAAAAGCCGTCGAAACGGCGAAGCTCGCGGACCTCTCCGTCACCGCCGCGAAGATCGCCGAACTGACCATCACCGAAGCCAAGATCGCGGATGCAGCTGTCACCTCGCGGAAGCTCAAACCGACGGTCGGCGTCCAGGGCGCCAACGCGATCTTGGAACTCACCGAAGCGTTTCAAGACGTACCGGGCGCCTCGCTGGAAATCACCCCGGCCGTCAACAGCTACCTCAAGGTCACGGCGGTCTTCTGGTTTGAATCGCCCGCCGCGGGCGAAGCCTACATGCACGGAACTATGTCGGTCGATGGCGAAGACCAGGGACAGGTCGCGCGCTGGTACG